CGATAACCTCTGTCACAGAGGAGAGACGCCCAGATGTCACCCATGCCGGTTCCGCAGTTCCTGAGGAGATGGGATATGAGGGTAGATTGCAAGCGGCGCGGGAACCGGTCGGTAGCGGCACTGAGGTCGAAAGACCACAGTTCCTTCCCTTCAGCGCACCACTTCTGTACCTGCCGGGAGCCTTGCTCCTGGTTCCAAGTTGCATCCATAGGGATGCGCTTGAGTAGGTCCATTAGTGCGTGATGGAGGGGGCGGAGACTCGCCTGAGTATAATAGTCGCTGATAGCGAATATCCGGGTTTTAACCGGTTCGGTCTTAAGACCGATCTTACCCACGGAGAGTTGCCTGCTGCCTACTAGGCCTAGCTCTAGCACAATCGCCCCCACACGGTCTAGGTTCTTGACGAAGTCAGGTCCTGACCTGGGGTAAACTGCCAGTGTCCACTTCCTTAGCCACCCACCCACGTCCGTCGCTAAGACGGCCGCGGCGTCCAGATGAGCACACAGCAATGCGTGCCCATTGGGGCCCCCTCTGTTGGAGATATGAAAGCGCACGGTTCCCAACCGTAGCGGATCGTAGATCCCGAGGGAGTGGAGGCAGGGCACAAGGGCTCTCGCAAACTGGCCTGCTATATCGTCCAGGCTCACTGAGCATGGATCGGTGATGTTAGCATAGCTAACCTTCCGTTTACCTGTGAAACACAGGTAAATCGATAGCAGGAACAGAGCGACCGCCTGAGTCGTCCTATCAGGAGTGCCGCGAAGCAGCACCCTAAGTCCTTTCGGAAGACAGGTGGGGTATCCCCTCCTATCCAATCTTACTCCTGCGGTACCGGCGGGCAATGCATCGCCGGCGAGACGCTTCGTGGTCGCCCAGCGGGCGGCCTTGAAGTAGTCTTGTGTTGCCACCAACCCTCGGTGCTTACGCATCGTGCGGAAGGTAGCGTACACTTCTTCTCCCCAGACAGAGAGTTGTGGGACGCCAAGGACCCAGTTTGCAACCCTGAGCCCTTTTGCACATGCAGGTATGGCCAAACGTTTCAATAGTACTGTTTTCAGCATGATAGTAATTGATTGCTTGGGACGGGACCTGTTGGGCGCGCGGCTAGGGGTTTGACCCCCATCACCTGCACGTGCACCAGGCCGGGGGGATAACGGCCGTCCACCGAGATTCGGCAATACCTGTTTGGGGCCGCTCCTTCTTGCTACCGTCCTTCAGTGTAGACCCGTTGCAAGGGCTGACGATGCCCCCCGAGCGCCCTGCATACCAGCTCTTGCGAGTCCTCTGGCTCTGCCAGGGGTGGCGCATTAGGCGAGAGACACCGTCCTACACTGTGGTTTCGATTCTAGGAATTTACGGCCCGAACCCCGGGAATCACCCGGGGCCAGGGGGGGTTCTTGCCTGGTCTCCCTGTACTGATTGGTACAGGG